CTTGCAGCCGTTGGCGCAGTCAGCGCGGAACCAACGGTTAAGCCTGCACCAGCACCGTATGTGTTTAGCGTGGCGACCGTGTTGGTGTTGGCGTTATAAGTACCACCAAAACGCAAGTTTGCTTGCGCACCAAACTCGTTATTCAGTGGCAGGTAATAACCCTGCGCTGGACTAACTTGACCAACCCAGACGTATGCTGTGCGATCAGTTGGATTTACCCATAACTGACCAGCAAATTCTGGGATGGGCTGACTGCTACCAATCTGCGCAATACCGTAATCAGCAAGTTGCGATGCGGTAACACTGTTTTCCGCAAGCCGATCAGAGGTAAATGTACCGCTAGTGATTTTTGAGGTGTCAAGCTCAGGAATGTCATCTGCAATCAGGCTTGCGCCTTCGGTGACATGGCCTTGAGCGTCAATCGTTACCTTGCCGTAAGTGCCAGGTGTTGCAACATTGAAGTGATTAAGCTGCCCAGATCCAGCAACCTGTAGCCCTGTTCCAGGGAATACCGCACCTTTTGATCCGGTTGTTGCTGCCGGCAGATCGGCGGCAATAATCAATCGGCCAGCAGTAACAAGACCGTTGACGTCGTATTGCGTTAAGTGATACTCGCTTGTGTTAGCGGTAACGGTGTTGTCGATCTGAATTTGATCGCTACTTAGCGTCAAGCCATTGCCATTAACAACAACAGCACCCTTCGCGGATGTTGTAGCGGTCGGCAAATCAGCGGAAACAATCGTGCGATAACTGACGGCGCCAGCCGTGCCACTAGGGCCAGCCAGAAACTGCGCTGCAGCGCTGGTGTTATCCAGCGTGGTGCTAATTGTAACTTCATCGCCAGAGGTGCTGACGCTGATATTGACAACTCCGCTGCTGCTGCCAATGACACTGTTAATGCTGCCGGCGGCCTTGAAGCTGACCCACTGGCTGCCGTCCCAGATATATGCCTTGTCGTCATCGGTGTCTAAAGCGATCTGACCAGTAAACGCACCAGAAGCGGGCAGCGTTGTGACCAGATCAACGGTTGATTCATTTGCTAGCTTGGCTGCCGTTACAGCTTCATCTGCTAACTGGGTCGTATCAACAGCGCCATCTTCCAGCGCAGTGCCAGCAATTTCTTGACTGCCAAACAGAATCTTGGCGCCGGGGATGGTGGCGTCAGCAATTAGCGTTACAGCCTTGCCAGTGAAGTCCGATACAGTGATGCGCTTGGTTTCGCTTGCGCTGATATCGGCTACTGCTAGCTCATCACCGGCAACTAGGTCACCGCTTGAGAGAGCCGCCAGTTCGGTGATCCTGAGGTCTGCCATTGGATTGCGAGGCTATGAATGCAGGGCATGGCCTGACACCACTCTAGTGTCAGTCGGATTGCTCCAAAAGCAAGAATGATGTGGCATCTTGCTCAAGCTTGATCTTGTCTCCAGATTCTTGCAGCAAATATTCAGTTGTGCGTGTTTTCGCCCGCAGCCTGATCGGGCCAGTGGCCACAAAATCAACAGAACTCACAATAATGTCACCCGACGCAAAGCTGGTCGCGCTGCTGGTAATCAAGCCATCAAATTCCCACCACAGTGCGTCGTTGATTTGTGTTGACTCAAAAGAACCTGCAGACGCGCGCGTACCAGCTGATTTGATATAAAATTTAGCGTGAAATGACGAGCCAATTTCTGTCCGCAATACCAATTGCATTAAATAATTGACCGGCTCAGTGTCGCCTTCTTTCACATAATCCCATTGCGCGGTAAGGCGACCGCTGCCGCTGATCAAGCTGCTGTACTGCTGTCTATATTCATCGCTTAAAACAGTAATGTCTACAGTTTCGCGTGTGGTGTTAATTTCGTAGTCGGAAACGCAACCCAGTAATCTGGCGTCACGATCGCGAACGGTTACCTTAATCGGTATGTTGCGAGCAATAGCATTCAAAGAAATAAGGCCAGCACTAGCCCCCTCAAGGCTGTCATCAAAATTGGTGTAAAGCCGAATCCCGCCAAGCTCATCAATGAAGGCATACCAGTTGCCGCTAGATTGCACCGTATTGTTTGCCCAGCCAGTGGCATCAACAAAATCCAAATTAGTGCCATCGGTAGTGGCAATTTCAATTAGATCGCCGCCAATCAAATAGCTTGGATCAAAATCAAAACTAAAACGATCGCGGGAGGCGTTGACATCGCTTGGATTTACAACGGAATCCTTGCTGCCCTCCAATGATTTACGGGTCAGCTCAATGTTTCCGATATTGCCAAGATAGATGCCCATTAGATTGTCACCGCTGTCAGCGCTCCAGTGCCTTGGAAGGTGATTTGAGCAGAGCTAACCTCACCGACGCTGGCGCCAAATGTAACGCTGGTGATGTATGTAGTCAGTCGAACATCGTGATTGGTGTTGCCATCGACTAGGCGCAAACGCATATCAACAGTGTCGGCTTCAGATACGCTGCCGATTTTCAGCACTTTTTTCAGTGCTGTTGCGGCGTCGTTGCGTCCAGCACCATCGTTGTAGTACAACAGTGTTGCGCTACCATTGAATTCCTGCACACCAGGCACGTAGGTGCGTTGGCTGTCGCCAAGGCTGGTGGTTTCAAGCGTTTCAAGGTTGCCTGTCATCGACCAGTTGGTGACCTTGATCTGTTCGGTGCCGTCAAGCAACAGGCGCCCATCCCGTCCGGTATAGATTTTTGCCATCAGAGGACGCCCACCAGTCTTACTGTAACGCTACTGATACCAGGTCGCACTGACCTAATTGCAGGCGGTTGCTCGTATCTCCACTGATTGCCGCTGGCGGCATCAATTGCAGAAGTGTTGCCGCTCCAACCAGTGCGGAACGCAGCCGGCAGAGTGAAGCTGCTGAAACCGCCCTTTGTTTCGTCGTAATGGGTGATAAAATCGTCCGCTTGTGTATCGGCGATGTTGTCGTAGGACAAATCCAAGGTCATGCCGGTGCGCTTGTCGCCATACAGGATGCGGATCTCCTTGCCGCTTTGCGACTGAAACGTTTTATATGAATAGTCGCCAGCTTGGAAGCTGCGAGCAGTTGGGGCGTAAGCGGGGAAGGCCATCAGTCGTCGATTGCTCCAATGACTTCAAACCTGTTGTCCAAGTCTAAAACGTCGCGTGCGATCAAACTACGGTTGGCGGCATCCACTGGGTAGTTGCTGCCTTTGATCGTGACAATACCATCCTCGTTCAGATCAATCGCCTCAATTTGGTAGACCTCTTCATTTACGTTTTGATTGATCACTGAGAATACGGCGTTGCGGATGCTTTGGGCGACGCCGCCTGAAATCTGAAGTGTGCCGCTATTTACTTCTTGCTGATCACGCTCCCAGTAATAAACGCTGTAATTACCATCAGACAACGCGGATACGGAAATCACCGTGCCATCAGTTTTGACGATGCCGTTGTTTGCTGGCGAGTAGGGGCTCATCTCAGTCGAAACCCGAATGAAGTCACCAGGTGCCAACGACAATCCCCACGGCAGCGTTTGAAATGTAATCGTGTGAGTGACGTATTTGCGCAGCGCCAAAAAGTAACGCGCCATCTTCAGGGCATGGTCGTCGCTGGTAATGTGCTGAACGTCAAATTCCTCTAGCGGTAGATCGGCAGAGCCTGATTCGTTGTAACGAACAACAATTGTGCGTTGTTCAGGCAACTTATTCAACCCTGTCCAGCGGTAGATAACAGCTGCTTGGAACATGTTGCGTTGTTCCAGGTCAAGCCATTCAATGTTCAGGCTGTCTTCGATGATGTTGCCATCAGTAAACATTCCTTTGATTTCAATAGACCGTGATGCGTCAATTCGATAACCGGCGTCGTATGGCAGCGCTGGCTCCATTGCAAAACGCCCATTTTTCTGGGAAAGGTTGCAAAGCATTGTTGGCGCGATATTACCTAGCCATGTTCTGATGTTGACGGAATCTGCAACAGCATCATCAAAGAACAATTGGTTGGCTTCCAAATAGCGACCCGCTGTTACCAGGCCATCTCGATCAATCAAGCCAGCATTGATCAGCTCACCAGATCCTGTATCTTTATCGGTCAGCATGTACCAGATGAGATCAGAAAGCAAATTGCTGGGACCAACTGATCCATCGTTTAGGCGGGTCACTTCAATGCCTTCTGCCATGAAGCAGCGCAATTGGTCTAGCTGTGTGAAGTTGTCGCTTGAACGCAGCTTCAAACCAGCAACAGCGCAGTTGGTGTACTCCGGAATCGGTTGCTCTGACAAGCTTTCGTTGACGTAAACGATTTCGTGCTCTGGGCCGGCATCACAGCTACGGGTTACAAGGTCGCCGTAATGGGAAACTTCGGCGATACCGCTGTAGCGTTCAAACAAACGCGTGGTTGTGCCAGCTTCAGGCGACTCCGTATATTTAGATGGAATAGAAACTAGATAGTGGAAGCGATGCTGTACGCCAGCTTTTGTTCTTGCACTCTTGAAGAAAGAATCGTTGTTGTTCCAACTGCCAGTAAAAGATTCAACATCTACCTCGACAATTCGCCACCAGCGGTTGCGAGGTGTTGTAGGCAGAGATTGTTCAAACGCTTCTACCGTTATTTCCATAACAACAGAACGATCCAGTTGATTGGCGGCAGTCCATCCGCCTTTTGTTCGTCTTGTTCCTGCAGGTAAATTATCAAAGTAGGGATCTTCTCCAAAAAACAAAGACATGATATTGCTGACTGTGTTAAAAGGCACGTCATAGCTGCCGGTATCTATGTTTTCAATGCCGTTCGGTGTGACGTCAATGCGGCTGTAGTCAGGCTCCCATGAGCCGTAAGTCACATCAATGTATTCATCACGGTTGGGATTAATTTGATCTGGTTTTACTGCCATTTCGCGGTGCGTAAAGTAATCAATCGGGCGCGCAAAATATCCACGCCCACCAATGCGAAATGTGCCCATATATGTATTAAATGACCATTCCTTGTAAGGTGTAGCGCCACCGTCCAAAACGAACACTTCGCCTACGCCACCGCTTTGCTGCGCAAACCACGCACTGTTGACGGGACGAAAACGAAACTCAAGCTGTGATTTGTTTGCGTGAGTAACTCGAATAAACGAATACAAGTCTTTAGGTGACGATCCCAAAACCGCGAACAGATAACTGCCAAGATTTGTCCAGCCTTCATTACGCGTTGCATCACGAACTGCGTCAACATTACTGGGACGCACATCAAGCGCGAAGAACGACATGCGGTGAACATATTTGTTGACGTAGCCAGTTTCTAAAAGAACATTACGCGCGTTGAAGCCTTTCGGTTCTTTGTCTTTGGCTAATTTACCTGGTGTTGGTATTGTGTTAAAATTACACAAATTATTTAACTTTGCCCATACATTACTTTTGATGCCGATTTCTGTAACTTCAGTGCGGCGTGTATTTTGTATTGTTGCAGCCTCGTAACGCAAAATTGGGTAGAAAGCCTCTGAAATATCGCTGTAACGCAAGCGGCTTTCGGTCTCGATTGCATCTTTAGCGACAATGCCGATCTTGCGCTGACTTTCGCTCCATGCCTCAATGCAACGCATTTTTACGGTAAAACCGTCGCCCTTGTGTGCTTTTACGTCATATGGCCCTTGCGTTCTGTCGTACACTTGCCACATTGTGCGGCCAATCATGAATGTGGCGCCAATTGCAAATTCAGAATCCCAGCGGGATAGTTCGCTTTCTATTGCTGTGCGGACATCTTCCACTTCCGGTGGTTCAGAATCGCCAATGGCACTAAAAGGTTTTACTTCTTGACGACCTTTACCAAATCGAACCCTAATCGTATCTCCAACGTTGACCTCTCGTTCTGTGGTGAGGTTAGCCCAACGTGGTGGCAATTTGTTTTCATTTACTACGGTTAGATCGTGATCTGCGCCATTAAGCGCGACGATGCCCACGCGTCTGGCAAAATTGACACCTGTTCCAGGCATACCTGAACCAATAGAGCCAGGCTTGTTTTCTCCATACGGATGGACTTCGCGCAAGTAAGGATCAACATATTTTTTAATATCGGTTCGCGCTTGTTTAAATTGATCATTGTCTCTTTCTTGCCATTCTTTTAGCGTTGAGATTACCTTCCAATTCGGACGAAATGGCGTGCCGTTGGGGATACCTGCATAAACACCGAAGCGAGCTTGGCTAGTAGGTGTAAACGCTCCGCAAAAAGCAGGTTGGTCTGGTGCGTTAATACCTGGCGCATAAAAAGCGTTATCCGTATCTGAACGTCCGTCATCAATACTCAGCGCGCCATACCGCAAGTTATACATCCGCAGGCGGCTGCCTCCACCTAGCACTTCATATCCGCCATTCCAGTAGAAATCAAGAAACTCGTTGTAGATCGAATCAAGTGCGGCATTGCCTAAGTAGATCGACGAAAGGCTGGGGCGCTTCATCGGACCTTGCCCAGCGATTGCCACTATTTCGCTGATCTGGTATGAGCCCCAGCTTTTCATGCGGGACCATACCATTTGAGGCGAAATCAATACACCGCCGCTGACATAGCGAACGCCGTTATCGTCTACATTTTCTTGCTGGCGCGTAAATACGATCGGAACAGTTTGACCGTATTGGGCAAGTTGCTGGATTGAGTCAAAACCAAAAGTAGGCGAAAAATTCTCTTGCCCTGTTTGCCCACCAAGGCGTTTGCGTCTGATGTCTGAGGTTTTGGGTTGCTGTGGCTTTGGTGCTAACAGGTATGAAGCCGCAGTAGACAGCAAACCGATAACAAGGCTGATAATTGAAATTGTGATTGCATCATTTCTTACGTCCGGCAGATGGCTGTATTCTGCTGGCCGTCTGTATGGTTTTGCGCGCACCTCATCGGCAAACTTGCGATACTCCTCCTCCGTTACGCCAAGCTCATGGATTAGGCGCTTCTCAAACGGAAGTAACGGCAACGCGGCATCTGACCGATAGGGCACCATGCCACTGCCTTCAAATGCCGATTGACGTACAGACATCCTTGGTTCCAAAACACTGAAAACGCAACTGGAGGTTGCGAATCCAGCAACACGTCACCATCGTAGACCGGCTGCTCTATCCTGCGACACCACTTCAAGAGATCCCGACCGATACGGATTTGATTACTGTCGTACCAAGTTGGGTCCAGTGGTGCAGACGGTAATCCCAGCCTGCGATGTACCTCTAAAACCAAATGGATACAGTCAATTGCCTTGTCTGGATCGGTCCCATCAGCGCCAAAGCGATAGGGGCGTCCGATCAGATCAATCACTGCACGCGCACGTTACTGGTTAGCGGTAGGTGACCGACAAGCTGTTGCGTCAGCTTTTTACGTGGTACGTCAGCACCAACAGCATCAAACACTGAAGCCATGTTGAGCTTAAGCGCAGTGCCATCCCAACCGCCAGAAACGATCTGACCGACATAACGGCTGATCAATGTGTAATCGTTTTTGTTATCAGGGTTAAGCAGCAGGATGCGAACATTAGCGATCCAGCGGTCTTGGATTGCAGTCGCTGCCCAGCCGCGACTTAGGTCGTTATTGGGAAATGCCAGTGTTGCCGGCTGGTTGTCGCCGCTTTTGGTCAGCGTTGAACCGCTAAACGCAAAGGGCATATAACCAAATGTTACGGTCTCACCGGTATCTACATTGGCAAAAGGTGCATCCTCGTTGACCCAATAATTCTGGAACTGGTAACCGCCTTGTTGTTGCGGTGTCCGCAATGTCAAATACTGACCAAAAGCAAGGGTGTCGCTCATTAGATTCCGACGCTACGGCGCACGTTTGTATTCTGCCTGAGGGTGCTAAGCGCACGCTGCTCACCCTGTTTAGCGCCTTGTGCAGCCGCTTGCTGCATCCCAGCCTGGAACTGATCTGCGGTCACGTAATCGACGCTGTTGATGCGCTCCACGCTATAGCGCACGTCGATTGGCTG